TTTTTTTGTCTTTATTCCGCTGAATGCAAGCCTGACGGGTCTTGGCGGTCGTCTGAAAAGGTTTAATGGGGTTTTCAAATGTTATTCAACCTTTTTGGAGATGATTAATGGGCAAAACCGTAACCTTAACCGCTGGACACAGCAATACAGACCCGGGCGCAGTCAACGGCAGCGACCGTGAGGCAGATTTGGCGCAGGATATGCGCAATATCGTGGCATCTATCTTGCGCGATGACTACGGCTTGACCGTTAAAACCGACGGCACGGGCAAAGGCAATATGCCGCTGCGCGAAGCGGTTAAGCTGATTCGCGGCTCGGATGTGGCGATTGAGTTTCACACTAATGCTGCGGTTGCAAAAACGGCGACGGGTATTGAGGCTTTGAGTACGCCGAAAAACAAGCGCTGGTGTCAGGTATTGAGCAAGGCTGTTGCCAAGGCGACAGGCTGGAAACTGCGCGGCGAAGACGGTTTTAAGCCGGATAACGCAGGGCAACATTCCCGCCTTGCCTATGCCCAAAACGGCGGCATTGTGTTTGAGCCGTTTTTTATCAGCAACGATGCGGATTTAGCCTTGTTTAAGGCTACCAAATGGGGCATCTGCCGCGCGATTGCGGACGCGATTGCGATGGAGTTGGGAGCGGCAAGAGTATGAATATTATTGGTAAATTGAAAGAAGCTGCTTCCTATTTTCTTACAAAATTGATTGGAGAAAATCCTAGTAATGAGCAGGTAAACCGCGCACTTATACAGATGCCAAATGTTCGTCCGATACACACCTATCCACGCCCAAATTTAAGAAACTCAGGCGTGGCAGCCGCGAAACGGGCGGCGCGTAAACGCAAAGCGAGAAAGTAAGAAATATGATTGACGGTTGGGATGGTTATTAAGATGCGCATTTGCGATATTTTCAAAAACCCCGCGACAGGCGGTATTTCTCATTCAAAGCTCTGGGCAAATGTTGCCTGCGCGGCGGGGACGGTTAAATTCGTCATGCTGCCCGACCCTTCGGCAGAGGTTTGGGCAGTTTATTTGGGCATTGTGGGCGGCTATGCGGTGGCGCGATCGCTGGTCAGTGTCAAACGTCAGGAGGTCGAGAATGAATCCGAATCTCGTGAAACTGTTGGCGAATAACTGGCAGCCGATTGTCATCATCGCGCTGGTCGGTACGGGTTTGGCGGTGTCGCACCATCAAGGCTACAAGTCAGCGTTTGCAAAGCAGCAAGCCGTCATCGACAAGATGGAGCGCGAAAAGGATCAGGCCTTGCGTCTGTCGGCGCAAAACTACGCACGCGAGCTGGAGCAAGCCCGCGAAGAAGCAAAACAATCTGAAGCCAAGGCGCACGCCGTCGGTGTGAAATTGGCACAAAAGCAGGCGGAAGTCAGTCGTCTGAAAACGGAAAACAAAAAGGAAATCGAAAATGCGCTTACTCAAGACCGCCAAAAAGCAGGCGGCGGTTGTCTTGACGGCCTTGGCTATCACAGCCTGCGCCTCTACAACCGCTCCCTCGGCTACGGAAATTAAAGTTGTCGAAAAGGCAGTCATGCCGACACCGCCCGCTGCGTTGATGGTTGCGCCGGTGCGCCCGCATGCGCCGAAAGACGGCAAGACGGCAACGCTGCTCGAACACGCCGCTGAGTTTGGCGGCTATGTTTTGGAGCTGGAAAACCAAAATCAGGCTTGGCGCGATTGGGTCAGCAGTCAACTCAAAATTGACAGTCCGTCGGAGGTTGCGAAATGACGACCTATCAAGAGTTGGTGCAGCGCGTGATTTCCTGCCGCCATGCGGATTTAGAGTTGGGTTTGAGCCGCGCAAGAGAGCAAAAGCCTTTTGTCGAACATGTGTCTTCGTTGTTGGATAAGGCGAGGATTGAGTACGCAGTGCGCATGGATAAGGATTTTCAGACGACCTTTTGTGTGGAATTTGACGGTAACGCGGAGGCGGCTGTCTATTCTGCGGTGTCGCCTTATTACCTGATTTTTTCAGGGGGTGGCAAATTCGAGGTGGCAAGTCGTCATCCTGACGGCTACTCCGTCCGTATCGTATTTGGTGATGTGCCGGTTTAAAGGGGTTTTAAATGGACTTTGAATTTGGTTTTAAAACCCTGTGGCCGATTGCGACAGCGGCATTTTGGTTTTGGGTCAACGGTATTTCAGGTCGTCTGAAAGAGGCGGACAAGCGCATTGAAAACCTGAAAGAAGAGCTACACGAAGTCAAGCTCTCCTATCACACCAAGCAGGACGCCCAAGCCGACCAAAAAAATATCGCGGCGTCTTTGGAGCGCATCGAAAACAAACTTGAAAAAATGAATGAAAAATTAGACAGGAAAGCGGACAAATCATGAGCGACCCGATTTTAGAAGCCTTGGCGCGTATCGAAGCCAAGACTGACGAAACCTTGAAAAACCAAACCGAAATGAAAGCCGAAATTGCGCAAATCCATAAGGATACGCGCAAGGCGGCAGTCATTGCAGGCAGTGCGTCCGGCGCGATTACGGGTGGTTTGGTATCTGCCGCCATCATGACTGTCCGCGCCAAACTGGGATTTTAAAATGGCACACCCGAAAGAAACCCGCGAAAAGCTGCGCCGGCTGTACGTCAGCGACGGGCAGACGCTCGAAATCGCGGCGATGATGTGCGAAATCCCGACCGCGACCGCCCGTAGCTGGAAACGCGCCGCCAAAGAGACCGGCGACGATTGGGATAAAGTACGCGCTGCCTACACGCTGGCGGGCGGCGGCATCGAAGACTTGAGCCGTTCGCTGCTGACGGGTTTTTTGGTGCAGTACCAATCGACGATGACGATGTTGCAAGACACGTCGGTTGAGGAGCTGATGCCGTCCGAGCGCGCCAAACTGTTGGCGAGCCTGTCCGACGCGTTTACCAAGACCGTGGCGGCAAACGCCAAAGTGATGCCGGAAACGTCAAAACTGGCGACGGCGATTGAGGTGTTGGAATTGTTCGGCGAAGTGGTCAAGGAGCGATACCCGCAACACTTGCAGGCTTTTGTCGAGTTGGTCGAGCCGCTGGGCGTGGAAATTGAAAAGAAATACAGGTAAGCGATATGCAAAAAGTTGAATACACGCATAAAGGCTGGTTTTTATTTTGCCCGATTTGGATTGCAGATTGGGGTAGCGAAGTACCGGCAGTTGCGCCACGTTATAAGCTGGAGCCGTTGTTTTGGCTCGCCGACCAGTTTTTTTACTTTATGTCGTCCATGAATGAAATGAAAACGGGAGAGCCGTTGCCCTTCTGTTTCATGGTTAACCCCGAGCCGCTGAAAAAGCCGGTTGTCCACTATTACGATTAAAACATGAAGTCCAAAGAGTTTTTAAAGTCGCTTGCCGAATACGCCGCCCAACTCCGCCAAATCATTGAGGCAGAGGTGGACGGCTTCGACGCATCGACTGCTGCCATTGCAGAGCGTCGGGCGAAGGTATTAGACCCAGTCAGCGGTTACGAATATTTTGTAAACACATATTTTCCGCACTATGTCCGCTCACCTGAAAAGTCGCTGCTGCACAAGTTTTTATTTTCCCGACTGCCCGAAATATTGAGGTCGTCTGAAGGCATCAACGAGGCAACCGCCGCCCCGCGCGGCGAGGCGAAATCGACGCTGGTTACGCAACTGTTTACGCTTTGGTGTGTGGTAACGGGGCGCAAGCATTACGCGGTTATCGTGATGGACAGTATCGACCAAGCCTATCCCATGTTGGAGGCAATCAAGGCGGAGCTTGAGTTCAACCAGCGCCTTAAAACCGACTTTCCGGAGGCTTGTGGACAGGGTCGCGTTTGGCAGGCTGGGACTGCGGTAACGGCAAACGAAGTCAAAATCCAAGTGGCGGGCAGTGGCAAAAAGTTGCGCGGTCTGCGCCACGGCCCATACCGCCCCGACCTCGCTGTTCTCGACGATATTGAGAACGACGAACAGGTGCGCAACCCCGAGCAACGCGACAAACTCGAAACTTGGCTGAAAAAAGCTGTCCTCGCCTTGGGTGGCGCGGTGCAGAAGTTTGACGTGATTTATATCGGCACTATCCTGCACTACGATAGCGTGTTGAACCGCACATTGAACAACCCGTTTTGGCACGCGACCAAGTTTAAAGCCATGCTCGAATGGCCTGACCGCATGGATTTGTGGGACAGATGGGAGGAGCTTTACCGCAACGACGGCGAAGCGGTAGCGCAGGCGTTTTATCTCGCCAACAAAGACGAGATGGAGCG